CGCTGGGACGATCTATTTCCAGAAGGTCAAGTACGCCCTGCCGTCTGACTATGACAGCATCGTGCCAAGGACGCAGTGGGACAAGAGCAAGCACTGGGAAATGCTAGGCCCGGAAAGCGCCCAGCAGTGGGAATGGCTCCTTAGTGGCTTTATTAGCACAGGCCCGCGTATCCGCTGGCGGTTGCTGGGTGGCTATTTCCAGATTTGGCCCGGTTATTCGGCCAACGAAAACCTTGGCTTTGAGTACCGCAGCAAGGGCTGGGCGTTGTCGGCGGCGGGCGTGGTCAAGAACAGCTTTACGGTTGATACGGATACCTGCATTTACCCTGACCGCCTCATGGTCCTGTCTACAAAGCTGAAATACTTCCAAGCTAAGGGCTTTGACACAACGGCTATTTACAGGGATTACCTAACGGAATTCGACACTTCTGTGGCGCAGGATACGTCGGCGGCAAATCTGTCGTTCGCACCGCGCCCCGGCACGGTCCTGATTGGCTGGGATAATATCCCAGATACCGGATACGGAAACTAATATGGCGGTGCCTCTAAGCCGAATGGTCCAAGGCAGTGCGGCTCAAGTGCAGTCGCTGCCCGCCCCTGTGGGCGGCTGGAACGCGCGTGACAGCCTTGCCAACATGGAGCCTACGGACGCTGTAACGCTTATCAATATGTTCCCGACTGTCAGCAATCTGACCATGCGCGGCGGCTATACCAAGCATGCCACGGGCCTAAATGGCAAAGCCCAGACCATCATGGTCTACAATGGCGGCGCAACGTCAAAGATGTTTGCCGTGACCAGCACGGGCTATATCTATGATGTGACCACCGCCGGGGCTGTCGGCGCGGCTGTCGTGTCAGGTTTGACCAACGGCATCTGGGAATATATCAACATCACCACGGCTGGCGGCAGCTACCTTATGGCTGTCAACGGCGTGGATGACGCTCGGCTGTACGACGGCACAACTTGGTCAACCCCGACCATCACGGGCGTGACTGACAACAATCTGTCCAATATCACGCTGTTCAAGAACCGCATCTGGTTTATTGAGAAAAACACGCTAAAAGCTTGGTATCTGCCGACTAGCTCAATTGGCGGCGCGGCCCAGTCCACCGACCTTAGTTCGCTTTGCCGGTTTGGCGGTCATTTGGTCGATCTGGACACTTGGACGCTGGACGCCGGGTATGGCGTTGATGACAACCTAGCGTTCATTACCAGCACGGGCGAAACCATAGTCTATCGCGGCACAGACCCCGCCAGCGCGGCCACTTGGTCCCTGATTGGCGTCTGGAAACTGGGTTCGCCCATTAGCAGCCGTGCCATGCTCAAATGGGGCGGCGACCTGCTGATCCTGACTTATGACGGCCTGATGCCTATGGCCGCGTCCCTTCAATCCAGCCGCCTAGACCCCCGTGTGGCCCTGTCGGACAAGATACAGGGCGCGATCACGGCGGCCACAACCCAGTACGGCGGTAGCCATTCCGATGTTGGCTGGCAGGTCGTTTATACGGCCAAGTACAATGCTGTGTGGATTAACATCCCGGTAGCTGACGGCCAGCAAGAGCAATATGTGATGAATACCATCACAAAGTCATGGGCGCAGTTCATGGGCTGGGCGGCCTATTGCTGGGAAATCTTTAACGATGACCCCTATTTTGGCTCAGACGGCTATGTCGGCCATGCTTGGGACGATGGGTATGTTGATAACACCAGCAACATCACCACCACGACGCTTCAGGCGTTCAATTATCTAGGGGCTCGCGGCGTCAAAAAATACTTTACCCGCGCTCGGCCCAGCATCTTTAGCGATGGCTCGCCAACTATCAGCGTGGGCATGAATATTGACTTTGACACGTCCGATACCACTGCCCCGGTGACGTTTTCTGGCTCGTCCTATGGCGTCTGGGACGCGGCAACAAGCACTTGGGATGTGGCCTTGTGGGGCGCTGATTTGGCGATCCAGAATACATGGCTGGGCATTACTGGCATTGGCTATTGCGGCGGGCTGCAGATGAAGACGGCCAGTAGCGGCTTGCAAATACAATGGGCTTCGACAGATGTGGTCTATCAAACGGGATGGGCGGGCGTATGAGCAATCTGGCTGTATTAGAGGAAATGCTTCCGGCTGAAGCAATGATGGAAAATGTTCTGCAGTTTGAGGCTGTTGTTAAGACATTCCCCCAATACGAGCCAGAGACAATCCATACATTTTACGCTGGGCTGTATTGCCGCGAAGCCAAGCTGAAGGCTAATCAGCTTGCAGTGGGGCGCGTTCATAAGAGAGAACACTTGTTTTACATAGTTTCCGGCACGGTCAACATTACGACGCCGGATGGCGTAGAAGTCATTACTGGCCCAGCCATGTTTAAGAGCAAGCCGGGGACTAAAAGAGCCTGTCATACACTGACTGACGCGCATTTTCTCAACATCCATATTGCGGAATCCACCAATGTGGAAGATGTTGAAAAAGAACTGTTGGAAGACGACCCGGACAGTATGTTTGGCCCCGGAAACGTCCTCAAAACTAAATTGATAGGGGCTAAATAATGACTGCTTTTACCGCTCTTGCTGTTGTTGCGGGTACTGCAATTGTTGCCGGTACTGCGAACTCCATTTTTAACAAGCCGTCCCAGCCTGCCGCCCCGGATTATGCCGGTGCAGCAACCGCGCAGGGTCAGGCTAACATTGACGCTGCCCGCCTTAGCGCCAAACTTGGCAATCCAAACATCATATCGCCTTATGGCAACCAGACCGTAACATTTGGCGGAACCCCTACGTTTGACCAGTCTGGCTACGATGCCGCTATGTCGGCGTACCAAAACCAGCAGGGTAATTCTTACCAAAACAGCGGGTTTGACGAGTTTGGTAATCCTGTCAGCGGTTACAACGCCCCCATGCCAACACGGGAGCAATTTACAAGCGTATCCAATTCAGATCAGCCAACTATCACCCAGACGCTTACGCCAGCCGCGCAGGAAGCCCTTACCAACGCGCAGGCAGTGCAGAAGGGGCTTTCGCAGGTTGGCATTACTGCCCTTGGTAACGTCCAAGATACAATGGGCAAGCCGTTTGTATCTAATACACCAGAATTTCAGACCAGCATTGGAGATCAGGGGCCGGTAAACTACGGGCCTGCCGCAGACCAGTATGGCTTGGCTGGAAGCGTTAGCGCCGACAAATACGGTTTGGCACAGGGGTTTAGCGCAGAAAAGTATGGCAATGCTCAGGGTACATTAGACCTTTCTGGCGTAGCCAAGATGCCCATTAACGCCGGTATGACCGCCCAGCAGGCGATTATGTCCCGGCTGGGGCCGCAGATAGAAGCCCAGCGGGCCTCGACATTCCAAAGCTTGCGTAATCAGGGCGTCACTGAAGGCTCCGAGGCTTGGAATAACGCCATTCGCAGCCAGCAGCAGGGCGAGAATGACCTGATGACACAGGCCCAGTTGCAGGGCCTAAACCTTGATATGAGCGCCAACCAGCAGGGTTACGGCCAGCAGCTTAGTTCAGCTGGCCTGTACAATCAGGCGTTAGGGCAGAACTTCAGTCAGGGCTTGCAGGCAAATCAGGCCAGCAATCAAGCCATTGGCCAGAATTACGGTCAGGGCATTACATCGCAAAACCAAGCCAACGCCGCTATTGGCCAGAACTTTGGTCAGGGCCTTCAGAGCGCCGGTCTTTATAATCAAGCTCAGAACCAGAAGTACAATCAAGCCCTTCAGTCTGCCCAGTTTGGCAATACGGCCCTTGGGCAGCAGTATCAGAGGAACTTGGGCGAATACAACCTGCCCCTTAATACCCTGACGGCCCTGCAGAGCGGTTCGCAAATCCAGAACCCGCAGTTTCAGGCATATACCGGCCAGACCATCGCCCCGGCACCTATTGCCAATGCCACCACGCTGGCTGGCAACTATGCTCAGAACCAGTATGGTCAGAATGTGGCGGCTAATAATGCTACTACACAGGGATTGTTTAGCATCGCCGGGTCTGCAATGGGCGGTGCGGCTGGTCTTTATGGTAAAATGGCAACCCCAGCTCCTGCGCCCCCGGCGGCACCATAATTTTGGAGAATTACAATGGCAACTAACGCGCCAAATTACGTCAGTCTGACCAGTGGCAATTACGACACGCAGCTTGCTGACATTCTGCGCCGTCAGAAGTATGCCGAATTGCTTGCCCAGCAGGGCAACGAGGACATCAAGGTCGAAAGCGTCAACGGCGTTCCCACGCCCATCTCGCCATTTCAGGGGCTGGCCAAAGTCTTCCAGACGGGGATGGGGGCGTACCTTGAAGGCAAGGCGGCTGAAGACGCAGCGGCGCTTAAGAAAAGCGAACGGTCACAGCTTATAGAGAATTTGAAAAATTACGAGACTGCTCCGGGTGACACTATTTCCATGCCAGAACAGTCCATTAGCGCAAATATGCCCGCCATGCCACGCGCCACGTTTGACAGGACTACTGGCACATTTGCCCCCGGAGCCGACACCCAGACAACGCCCACTAACATCAACATTCCCAAATATGAACTTGCCGCCGCACCGCGCCCCCGGACTTTGACAGAGAAGGGTGACCTTGCGCTGCAATATGCTCAAAATGGTAGCCCGGAAACTTCTGCAATGTGGACTGGGCGGTATGCTGATGTTGCTAAGAAGCAGCAGTTGCTGGCTAACCTTGTTCCGCAAGCAAAGGCCGCGCTTATAAATAAAGCTACGCCGCCAAACCTATTGCCCAGCATACAGACCGCCCTTGATTTACAAGACGTAGAAGGGTTGTCCGCTGTTTTAAAGTTGGCGCAAGAAAAGGGAACGCCTAACGCTCCCAGCGCAAAAGATCAGCTTTATATTAATGCCAGCACGGATTATCTTGCAAAACATCCCGGCAAAGACATTACCGATTTCGATGCGTCTGCGGAAGGTAAAAAAGCCGGGGCGGAAGCCGCCGCTAGGCTTTTGTCGCAAGAAAAACTTGCTGCGTTTACCAAGGGCCTTGGTGACCAAGACAGGTCATGGGTGACTATAGCAGATAAAAACGGAAAGCCTCAAAGGGCTTATTTGTCTAAAGCTGAAATTTTGGCAAAACAAAACGCTGGCGTCTCGGTAAGCGATGTAACCGTAAAACCCAAGCCGCACCTTACAAGTCAACAGTTTATAAAACTTGGCGAACAATTAACCGGCGATGTAAATACCGCAAACAGACTAAAAGATTACATGAAATCTGTTGGAAATAGTCCGCAAGGATTTAAGTTAATTGCCCAAGATTTTGCAAATGCAGTTACGACTGCGTTTGGCAATCCTTTGACGGCCAAGGCTTTGCAAATTGCTACGCAAAACGGAACTCTGCAGCAGCTTATTGGCAATCTTCGTCTTGAGACTGTTGGCGGCGGCGTTATGACAGAGCAAGATGCTGTTCGCGTTATTACCGCGTTGGGCGGCAATATTAGCGCGTTCAGAAACAAACAAGTTGTTCAACAGCAGATTGAAAACATCCTTAGGTCTAAAGAAGCTCGCATAAAACAAGACATGCAGTTTTACAACAGAGATGCAGACGCGCAGGACGTTGCGCCAATGGAATATAATTTTGGCGGTGCGGGTAAAGGCGGCGGGACTACCAAAACTGGCGTTGCCTTTAAAATCGTAGGTCCATAAACATGGCTATAACTGTTCAAATAGATGGCGTTGGGAAAGTGCAGTTGGATGACTCTTTTAAGAGTCTTTCGCCTGAACAACAGCAATTAACTGTTGACGAAATTGCTAACCATTCTGCCACACAAAAAGCCCCAGATGTACCAATTTCAAAAGATTGGAAAAAGCCCACCGCTGCTCCGGTTAACGCTCAAGAAACATGGATGGGCAAAAACCCTGACGCCGGTATTATAGACAAAACTGGCCGTGTTTTGAGCGGTGCGTTGGAAGGGTTTAAACGAGGCTTTGGTGACGAACCATTGGCTCCCCGTAATATTCCGGCGCACTTGGGAAAGTCTTACATCCCCAATCCTTTAGCCGTGGTTTCTGAAATTGGCAGTACGGCACTTCGCGGCCTTGGGGCAATCCCAGCGGCGCTTGGCGGCGGTGCGGCTGGTTTTGGCGACATCTCTGGCATGGACCCCACGGCGTCTGAAAAGTTTGGTCGTGACGTAGAAATGACCACTACATTAGCCCCGCTTGCGGTTGGTGCGTCCAGATACGGCGTTTCTATGCCTAAAGCGCCAAGCACTGCAGTGGAAGACTTTGCAGCAAGGGCGGCAGCCAGCCCGGTTCCTCGCATGGTTAAAAGAACTGGGGCAGCATTAAATCCAAATACTTATATCCTTAAAGGCGAAAGGGCCGCCACTCCCGTACTGCAAAACATTGGAAAGCAGTTAGGCCAAGAGGCATACGACGCAAACCTTGCAACGGTTACGGCGCAAAGCGCAAAGGCCGCTAACGCCGCTAAAATGTTAGAAGCAGCGGAAAAGGCAAAGGCCGACGCTATAGCGGCTAGAGGCAGCATCGCAACTGCGGCAGGCGCATCTGCGGAGGAAGCAAAGGCCAAGGCTGCGGAAGCCTTTGCAAACGCCCCAAATAGGGTTCTGGAGGCTGGGCAGGAGGCTACGGGGATTGCCCCGCCGCTTGCTAGACCAGCCGTGTTATCCAGAATTTCAGCCGGTAAAGCTGGTGTTGACCCGCTGTTCAAAGAGTCTTTTGGGCCAAAATCAACCGCGCCCTTAAAAGACCAGTACGAGAACGCGTTTAATGATGCTTCTCGTAATGCTAAGGTTGCCCAGCAGGAATTGGCTGACGCGGAAACCAGCCACACGCAATTACTTGCCAAGGCAAACGACCAAACCAGCGTTTACGGCATCAACCCCGGCCAGATACGCGCGTCTGAGAAAACCATTGAAGCTGCCAGTGAAAAAGCCGCCGCCGCTGCGGAAGAAGTTGACCGTGTAAAAACTGATTTGGGTTCAATCCAAAGCCACATATTAGAAGGCAAGCAAGGCGCTGTTTATACGCCTCGCATAGCAATTTTGCTGGAAAACCCCAAAGTAAAATCAGGCATTTCGCGCGGCGTTAGAATTATTCAAAACGAAGCTGACGCCAAAGGCGAAATACCAAGTTTTAAAGACTTGTCAATTAAAATTGACCGCCAAGGTAAGCCTATTCTTGATAAAAATGGCGATGTGCAGCCTATCGGCGTCCCTAATACTAGGACGCTACATGTGGCCAAAAGAGGCTTGGACGCTTTTGTCAATTCTCGTAAAGATGACTTTGGCAGGATTGTGTACGACGCCGAAGGCGAAGTGAAATCAATACAAGACATGAGCAAAACGCTGTCTTCAGAAATGAGGCGCGTTAATCCGATGTATGACAAAGCCATGTCGGAATCTGAAAAATACCTTAAAACAAGAACTGGCTTTATTAAGGGCGCAAAGTCTGTCTTTGATGACAAATTGCCAGAATCTGACTTTAAAGACATTCTTGGAAGAATGAGCCAAGAAGAGCGCGATGCCGCTATTGAAAGCGTGTCTAATTTTGCTAACGAAACCGTGCGTAAAGCCGCGCCGGAAGCTGGGGCTAAAGTGCCGCTTGCGTCTGTATCAAGGCGTTCAGAGGCAAAACTTGCCATGCTTGTTGGCGACGAAAACGCCTCAAATTACATGGCGGCTTTGCGTGGGGCTAGGCCGTCTGCAAAGGGCGCGGCGCTTGCTACTGGCAAAAGCCCTGCGCTCAAAGCGGCTGGCGAAAACATTCAGGCTGCCGAAAACACCGCAAAGGGGCTGCGTAAGGACGTTACGGCGTCAAATCAGGAGCTTGCCAAGGCCCTGCAATTGTCTAATAAAATGAAAGAGCGTCAAGTTTTTTACGATACAGCGCCTTTGGAAGATATTGGCAAAAGGGCTACTAAGGATTTGTTGTCTGACATGAACGCCGGGCGGATAACCCAAGACCAGTACGAAAACAGCATTCGGACGCTTCAGGCCGCAGAAAAGAATTTGGGCAAAACACAGGCGTACCGCAAAACAGTTAAAACGGTGGCAAAAAACTCGGTTAGGGCAATCGGCCTTGGGGCGCTTTTAGGAATTGGCGGCGCAGTAGCGAATTTCATAGAATGACCCGCCCCGCATCACACAGAATTAAGGAGCAATAACAATGAGTTACAACGGTTCCGGCACGTTTGTTGTCAACAGCGCAGGCCAACCAGTCGTCACTGGCACGGTCATATCATCCACGGCGTTTAACGCGCTCACGGCGGACTTGGCCACGGGCCTGTCCACGGCAATCACGAAGGACGGGCAGACCACGACCACGGCCCGCGTCCCCTTCGCGCAGGGCATTAGCTCCACGCTGGTCACGGATGCAACGTCAGCCACGACAGGCTCGATCATCACGGCGGGCGGTATATCCACGCAAAAGGCCCTGTGGGTGGGGACGACGAGCCGCCTTGTGGGCAATGTACAGGCTGATGGCCTCCTCGGCATCGGCATGACGCCGAGCAACATTCTGGATATTACGCAGACGCAAAATGCGGCGTCTATTGCGTCTTTGAAAAATGCCAGCACTGGCGTTAGCGGCCTCGCATATTTTAGCTCAAAAAATTCCATTAGTAACATGAATATGGCTATGTTTAGTACAGGTTACTCCCCAAGCGGTATGGTTAGGGCTGATGGCGGATACCTTGGTTGTAACGGTGCTGGCGGCATAACAATTAACACCGAATATGCTCAACCCATCTATTTTGGCATCAGCAGCGCCGAAGCCGCCCGCTTCGACACCAGCGGCAATTTGCTTGTTGGTAAAACCGCAACAGGATCGGCAGGAAATGGTTGCCAGATATTCCCAACCGGGTTTGCCGGTTTTACGCTCGCCGGTAGCACCAGCGCAACAGATACGCTTGACGTTTATTCTACCGCTGCGGCGGCTTTCCGTTTCTACGTTGACATGGGCGGCACAATCCACGCTACCAGCGCCACCATTACAGCTATTTCTGATCGGACGTTAAAGACTAACATTCGTCCGCTAGATACTGGGCTTAAAGAAATAATGGGGCTTCAGCCGCGCCGGTTTGACTGGATTAACGGCGATGGAGAAAATGTTGTTGGCTTTGTGGCGCAAGAAGTTGAAGAAGTTTTGCCCGAACTTGTAACATCTTCCAAGTATAGCGTGGACGAGAACGGAGATACTGTTACCAAGAAAGCGGTTAAAACGGGCGACATGATACCGACACTGGTAAAAGCCATCCAAGAACTCACCGCCCGTTTAACCGCACTGGAGACTAAATAATGCAACTCGACCTTACCCTTGAGCAGATCAACGTCATCATGGCCTCGCTGGGCAATGCCCCGTTCGTGCAGGTTGAAGGCATTGTCAACGAAATCCGCAAGCAGGTTCAGCCGCAGCTTGCTCCAGCCGTGGAAGCACCCCCAGAATGAGCGCCAACCTGAGTGAAGCTGAAATGGACGCCATAGCCGAACGCGCGGCAGACCGGGCGATAGAGAAGGTATATGAGCAGATCGGCAAGTCCGTCGCTCAGAAGGTATATTGGTTTATTGGGGTCGCGGTTGTCGGCATGTTGATGCTGCTGGCCGGGCATGGAGTGGCAAAGTCATGATTGAAGACCTAGTTGCGCGGGTATTCGCGCTCAGAAATGCCGTCCATCTAGCCCACTGGGCGTCCAAGTCCTATTCGGAGCATAAGGCGCTGGGTAAGCTATACGACGACCTGATCGACAAGATCGACAACATCGTCGAGGCGTATCAGGGCTATTACGG